TCGCGAAGGGCGCCAACGCGTACGGCGATCCGTGGGAGCCCGGCAAGGACGGCGAACACGTGACGCTCCGCGAGTCGGGCCGCCTCTCTCAATTCGCCTACGTGTCGACGGGCACGCTCCTTCGCACGCGGCTAGGGCCGAGCTACGCAAAGTTCCAAGTAGGCAAGCGTCCGATCCTTCCCCGCAACGGCGCGCGCATGCCGGTCTCGTACGCGGCGGCGATTCACAAGAACGCGGCGGCGATCATCGCCGACGAGCTCGGCAAGGGGCGCTAATGCTTTATGCGATCTCCCAAGAGCTAGGCGCGGCGCTTCGCGAGCAAGGGGTCCCCTTCCCCGTGATCTTTGGGCCCGAGCCCGCCTCGTCGCTCTCGGCCGCGCGCGAACGGATCGTGATCGAGCAACCCTTCGGCGAGAAGCGCGATCAGACGCAACCGGTGAAAGCGCTTCACCACAACCCGACGATGCGCGCCGTCCGGATCCAAGGGGCGCGGATCCGGATCTTCGCGCGCGCCAACCTCGCCGGTGCGCAATGGCACGACCACGCGGAGCGCGCCGAAGCCGCGCTCGATCACGTGCAAGCCGAACTCGACGTGATCGTAAAGGGACGCAAGAACGCGATCACGTGGGGCGGTGGCGGCTTCGTCGCTCTCGTCGATCTCGAGGGATCCGAGGTGTGGAGCGGCGCGGTGTATGAGCAAGACTTCGCGATCGACCGCGGTGTGTTCCGGCGCACGTGGGCGGGCGAAGCGCAACCCGAGCGCGTGATCGGAACGGACGTGACGATCGCGAACACGGTGAAGGTGAGCCAAGCAACCGGCCCCGCGGGCACTCCGCCCGCCGAGGCCGTGATCGTTTCTGGAGGGTGATATGGCCGAGCTACCCGAGGCATCTGTAACGATTGACGACGAAGCCGGCGCACTCGCGGGCGGCACCGACTTGCTCACCGTGTTCGCATGCGTGGAGCAAAACGACGACCTCACCCCGAGGATCTTCGCTTCGACGAAAGCGCTACTCACAAAGCACGGGTATTCGCCCGGTGTCGATTATTGCGCGATGCACTTCGAGGAAGTGAAAAAGCCCGTTCTGTTCGTCCCCCTTCCCACGGTGACGGCCGGAACGATCGGTCGGCAGAACGGCACCGGCAACTCCGGATCGAGCGTCGTTTCGGTCGCGGCCGGATCTAACGGCGTGCTCGAGGAAGTCGACGCGGAGATCGAGGTCGTGCAAGGCGGCACGATCGGCACCGATCAGATTATTCTCGACATCTCGCTCGACGGCGGGCGGACGAAAAAGCGCGCGCGCCTCGGCACGGAGACCACCTATCCGATCCCTTACGTGGGGCTCACCTTGAGCTTTGCCGCGGGGACGCTCGTCGCCGGTGATACATGCTTTACGTTCTCGACGACGGCGCCGCGGTGGGACGCGACCGGGCTCGCGGATGCGCGCACCGCGCTCGTGGCCCAGCAAAAGCAAGCGCGCTCGTGGCTCGTGGTCGGCGATCTCGTCGACGAGGACGACGCGGAAGATCTCGTCGACGAGGTGAATGGATACGAGACGGCGAACGCACGTTTCGTGTACGCGCGCGCGCAAGTGCGAGACAAGAAAAAGGCCGCCGCTCTCTCTCGCGTCGTCGCTCGATTGACGGGAAACCCGAATCTCACCTTTGCGAACGTCGGATCGGCGGACACGATCACGCGTTCGGCCGGCTCGTGGATCTCCGACGGCTTCGCGAACAATGACTATGTGACGATCACCGGATCCGTTTCGAACAACACGGCCGGCAAGGTGGCCACGGTTACCGATACCGTTCTGACCTTCGGCGCAACGGTAAGCCTCGTGAATGAGGGTCCGGTCGGTAACGTCACGGTCACCGCGTCGCCCTCGATCACGTTCGACACCACGGGCGACACGATCACGCGCAATCGAGGGTCGTGGTTCGACGACGGCTTCGCGGTGGCGGACGAGATCACGATCACCGGCACCGTTTCGAACAATCTCACGGACGCGCCGATCACGGTTCTTACCGCGACGGTGCTTACCACGAGCACGAACCTGGTTAACGAGGTGATCGGATCGGCGGCGATCGTCGTCACCGGTGGCGAGCTCGATAGCGATTGGATCTCGGCCGTGGACGCCGAGTTCGCGGACATCGACGGGGAACGGCGGATCGACCTCGGCGCCGGCCGCGGGCGCAAGGCCTCGCCGATCTCGGGCTATCGGCTTCGCCGGCCCGTGGCGTGGGCCGCGTCGCTTCGCGAGTACCAACACGATGTCCAGATCCCTTGCTGGCGCAAGTCCGACGGCAAGTGCGACGGATGGGATCTCGAGGACGAGGAGGGCAACACGGTCGAGCACGACGAGCGGATCGACGGCGGCGCGCTCGCGGCGCGCTTCACGTGTTTTCGCACGTACGCCAACGGCCCCGCGGGCGCGTTCATTGCGCTTTCGCTGACGCGCGCGTCGGAGTCGTCGCTTCTCTCGCGGACCCACAATATGGCGGTTGCCAACGTCGCGTGCTCGGTTACGCAAGCCGAAACCGAGAACGCGATCGGTCAAGTGCTCGAGTTGAACGAGGACGGCACCGGCACTGAAGCGAGCCTCGTGGTGCTCGAGGAGCGCGTTAACAGCGCGCTCGCGATCGCCCTCTTGCAAGGGAAAAGCGAAGGCAAGCGCGCGAGCGATGCGAAGTGGAAGGCGAGCCGCACGGACGTCCTCAACGTCCCCGAAGCCGAGCTCACGGGAACCCTCGATCTCCGGCTTAACGGGACGCTCGAAAAGATCACCACGCGTGTTCGCGTGCAAACGGCGGGATGAGGTGACGCGATGGCACAGCAAGAATATCCGACGCTCAACGAGGTAGAGCCTTCGTGGGCGGATGTCCGTGTGAGCATTCCCGTCTATGGCGGCGAGACCGTGGTCACGGACGATATCGCCGCCGTCAAGTGGAGCGACAAGGTGGAGGTCGGAGTCGTGCGCGGCACGAGCGGCGGGCGCAAGCGCAAGCGCACCACGGGGCAAGCCGATAGCGAGTGCACCGTTACGTTCTACAAAACGGGATGGAAGCGGTTTCGAACCGTGCTCGCCGCGAAGAACCCGAAGATCTCGCTCGTGGGCTTCGACATTCTCATCCAACACACCCCGCCCGGATCCACCGAGATCCACAACGTCAAGATCGTAGGGTGCCGCGTGCTCGGCCGAAGTGCGGACATGGCCGAGGGTGCGGACCCCGACAAGATCGAAGTGACTGTTAACCCCATGCTCATCGAGGAGGACGGCATCACGCTCCTCTAAGCGCGTTGCCGCAACGCACATGACCGACGACGCAAGCAAGATCGACGAGATCGAGGCAAGGCGCGCGGAGCGCAAAGCGGCGACGGCCACGGCGCGAAACGCTCAATACGCGATCGACGTCGCGAAGATCGACGAGCTCGAGGTCCAACACGGCGACGATCGGATCGCCGTGCTCAAGATGCCGTCATTCGTCGCGGGACTTCCGACCGTCGTCGTCGTGCGCACGCCGGAGCCGTCGAAGTTCGAGCGCTTTCGCCAGATGGTACGCAAGGCGAACGGTGCCGCCGAGGCACAAGGGGCCGCAAAGGATCTCCTCGCCGCGAGTTGCATCGTCTACCCCGACGAGGAGACATACAAGCGCATGCGTGAAGCGTGGCCGTCGATCCACGATAACGCGGGAATGGAGGCGATTCGCCTCGGCGAGGCGGTGGGAAAAGCCTGATCGAGCGCACCGCGCAAGCTCGAAAGAGCGCGGTGGTGCTCGCCGATTGTTTGGGAGCGTGGGCCCGAGGGGATGAGAACGAGGACGCAAAAGCGGGGAGGATCGTTTTCGCTGAGTTCGTAAACCGGGTCCGATGGGCTTTGGAGAAGTGAGGGAACGTGGCCACGGATTCGACGCAATACTTGATCGAGATGGCGGCGAAACTCACCGGCGGTGAGGCTTCGGTCGCCACGCTTGCGCAACTCGGCGATCACATGATCAAGGCCGGAGCGTCCGCGGCCGAGCTCGAGAAAACGGTTAAGCAAACGTCCGACGCTCTCGAGCAATCCGCGGCGGCAACGAAGGCCGTTAGCGAGGCGTTGACCGATCAAGAGGCCAAGTACCGTCAAGCCGAGATCGCCGCGGTGAAAGCCGCGAAGGCCTCGGAGAGGATCGGCGCGACGGGCAAAGCGTGGGACGAGATGACGTCCAAGCAACAGGCCGCCGCGATCACCGCAACCGAGGCGGCCGATGCGCTCAAGGCCGAAGCCGTTGCGCTCGACGCGCTCAAGACGAAAGCCGCCGCGGCGGCGAAGCAGGAGGAGGCGATCGCCAAGTCCCTCAAGAATGTAAAGGGCGCCGCGGAGCAAACCGCGAAGGCCGAGAAAGCGGCGGCCGGCTCGGGCAAGGTGAACGAGATCGCCGAGGCCCTAGGCAAGTTCGGCGGCCCCGCGGGTGTCGCCGGTCAAAAGGTGTTCGGCCTCGCGTCCGGTTTCTCCAAACTCAAGGGCGCGATCGGAACGGCGGGCCCCTACATCGCGATCGGTGTCGGCATCGTCGCGATCGCGAGCGCGGCGGCACTCGCCACGTTTGCGATCGGCAAGTGGAGCATTGGCCTCGCGGACGCGAACCGAACGCAAGGCCTCATGATGGACGGGATCGCGCGCACGTCCGAGGGCGGCGCCGAGCTCGCGGCAACGATCGACAACCTCGGAACGATCGTCCCGAGCACGCGCGAGGAGCTTATGGGGATGGCCAAGACGCTCGCCGATAGCGGGCTCCGCGGGAAGGAACTCTCGCGCGAGCTCGAGGCCACGGCGATCAAAGCCGCCAAGCTCAAGTTTGGTCCGGACTTCGGTGCGCAATTGCTCTCGCTCGATTTTCAAGCGAAGCGCTTGCAAGAGAACATTGCCGCGATCTTCGGGGGGCTCAAGATCGACAAGTTTCTCGAGGGCCTCCAAAAGCTCGGCGCGTTGCTCGATGCCGGCACCGAGAGCGGGCAAACGCTCAAGTTTATTTTCGAGTCGATCTTCCAACCGATTGTTGACGGCGCGGCCGGCGCGGCCGTGACCGTCGAGCGCTTCTTTTTGCAAGCCGAGATCCTCGCGTTGAAAGCGTTCATTGCGATCAAGCCGTACCGAGACGAGATCGCCGCCGTCGTCAAAGGCCTCCTCATCGGAGCCGCCGCGATCACCGGGGTCGTCGTCGTCGCGTTCGGATTGCTCGCCGCCGCGATCGGCGCCGTTGTGGTCGGCGTGGGGTTTCTCGTTTCGAAGATCCCCGCGATGGGGGAAGCGCTCGGGGATGCCGCTTTCGCGATCGTGCAATTCTTCGTCACGCTCCCCGCGCGCGTGGAGCAACTCGGGGTCGATATCGTGCAAGGCCTCGTCAAGGGGATCACCGGCGCCGGCTCGGCCGTGGTGAAAGCGCTCGGCGGTGTCGTGCAAGGCGGGATCGACTATGCGAAAGGGCTCCTCGGGATCGCGTCGCCGTCGAAGGTGTTCGAGGGGATCGGCTCGAACACGGTTGAGGGTTTTGCGTCGGGTGTCGAGGGCGGCGCGAACGACGCGCAAGGCGCGCTCGAGGCCATGGTCGCCCCACCGAGAGGCGGCGCGGGCGGCACGGGTGGCGGCGCGAACTATGGCGGGGTGACGATCCAGATCACGGTCGACGGACGCGGCGAGTCCGACGAAGGGCTAGCGGCCAAGATCGCCGCCGCGGTGCGCGATGTGTTCGAAACGGATGCGCTCATGCTCGGTTCGGGAGAGGCCACCTAATGCCGAACCCGATCGACGACGAGGTCCTGTATGACACGATCCTCCTTGCCAATAAGCGATCGCCCGGGCAAGTCACGCTCGCCGGCCACGATCGAAATCAAAAGTGGGACGTGAAAGACGCGGACGGCGCGGGCGGCGCGAGCACGACTTACAAGGGCGAACAGATCGCGCAATTCACCGCGAGCTTTTACCTGGTCAAGGACCCGGTGCTCGCGCTCGATGAGTTCGCCGAATGGGACACCTTCGCGACGTTGATCCGCTCGTCGCTTCCGAGCAAGGGCAAGCCGAAAGCGTTGGACATCTATCACCCCGATCTTGCGGCGAACGATATCAAGAGTGTTTGCCAAGCCTCGATCGGCGGGATGACGCATGACGGAAAGGGCGGCGCAACCGTCGTCGTCAAGTTCCTAGAGTTTCGGCCCGCGAAGAAAAAGGGCGGCTCCCCGGCCGGCTCGAAGTCCGCGGCGAAGCCGCCGGATCCGAACGCGGATCTAAAAGCGCAACTCGCCGGCTTGCTCGAGGAGGCCAAAAAGCCATGAGCACGGCAACGCTCGCCGGCCACCGCGTGACACATGCGCGCGTGCACCTCCCCGCGTGGGGGGTGTGGTGGGCCGAAGCTTCGATCGACGAGGAAGCCACGCTCTCGGGCGCCGTCGCTCTCGCTCTCGCCGATCTCAAGCTCACGGGGACCGTGATGTCCGGCGGCATCGGGCCGCAAGGCCGGGCGAGCTACCGGATCGCGGGCGGCGCCGGTGGGTGGGGCCGGGCCATTGCCTCGAAGTCGTATGCCAATGACGCGGGGCTCAAGGCCTCGACGGTGATCGCCGATGCCGCCACGGCGTGCGGCGAAACCGTCGACGCGGCGACG